TGCATCTATATTATATATAGACACTTAATCCTTAAAAACCGAATGGTACTGGTGATACAGGTGCTTCAGGTGTTGGAGTTGATGGTGATGGTAAACCCAAACCTCCACCTAAGTCTCCGAGACCACCCAGTTTATCGGTAACGGCTTCCATTACCTTGCCTTTGACATTTTCGATAATCGCATCTTTATTGAGATATACAACCCCAACAGCACCAACGACGGTGATAGATACAACACCACTTGCAATAGCGATTCCATTGATAATTTTTTGTAACATGATTTTTCTCCTATAAGATAATAGCACCTATAATAAATCCTTTTGCAAAAGTAATGCAAAGGACTTGGTAGTCAGTTAAGTTAAATTTTTTCTGAAACCAAGCAATTTTTTTCTTGTCCCATTCAACGACCTTATCAAAGATCTTTTGAGTTTTATCTGATAATGCCATCATTAACCCTCCTGTAATGTACCGAAAGACCTTCGTATTTCACGAAGTTCCTCGAAGTTCTTTTGTTTTGTGCCACCGTCATATGACCAGGCATATCCTTCGGTGATCATTTTTTCGTTGAGCGATACATCATCATCGCCAATGTATAACCAACCAAGCAGCCTACCATACTTACCAACCCCACCTTGAAGTTCAGTTCGTATAGTGAGTTCATCATCTCCATCAATTGCATCCTCCAAATTTTTTTTCATCCAGTTTGTAGCATCAAGACCTAGTGCTTTTTCTTCTAAATCTCTTGTCCTCTTCTCAGGAGTATCGACTCCCGCAACTCTGACTCTTTCTTTTTTGTAAAGATCGAATCCAAGGTCGATTGTTACATCAATAGTGTCTCCATCGACTACTCTATTGATCTCCGTTACTCGGAAGTTGTAACAACTCTTCCGACTCGGTGGAACCATTGCTCCCATAGTTAAATTCTGCAAGTGCACTATTTATAGCGTCACCTGGCTTGGTTGCATTTTTTTCTATCTCACCCTTTCTCATATTTCTCTGAAACATCATCTGTAAACTTTGCCAATGATATGGGTCTCTAATATTAATTTCTCCTCTAGCTTCATCTATAGGTATGAGAGGTTTTGGTTTCACTAATATTAAATCTCTTTCATCAGGACAATTTGCAGGTGAACCATCTAAAGGTAAACTGCAAGCATGAGCAGGTGGGTCTGTAACTGGTGCTGTACATCCAACCAATATGAGTGGTATTGCCAAATATTTAATCATTCGGGAACAGGTAATCATATCTCATTATATAGTATATTACTATTGTAACAGCAATTAATAAAATTGCAACCATTATAACAATCGACCAAGTAACCGTTTGAGCTGCCATAACTTAATCCTCCACCATTTACGTTTACGTTTGTTTGGTAATATTTCTTTAAACCGATGCATCAAATACCTTGGTCTTTATATCGAGAGTAAAACTCTTTCAAAGATGATTGGCATTGACCTTTATTTTCAGTATCTGGGTCTTTGTATCCTTTAATTCTTTTCCATTCATTATGAAGTGCACCTAATAACCATGCTTGAGAAAGACTATGAGGTCCGTTCTCTAATAGTTCAAGATGTCTTTTATTATTACAAAAATTTTTTGCGTAATCTTCTCTCCAATTTGTATCGTCATATGTCTTTTCCATTATAGTCCTTCGCTCCAAAAGTTATCGACAGGGGTTATGTTTCTTGAAACAAAAAATAAACCAAGATTAGTTAGAAACCAAAAAGCATTTATTATCCAAGTGTTTCTCCAGAGATATTTTCTGTTATACTCTACAATAAAAATATCTCTTTCATTACCACCTTTTCTAACTATCTGCTCTAATCCTAATGCAACCACAAAACCGATTGCGTAGATATAAAAGATAAAATTTAGAAAACTAGATGTGAGTAATAAAAGAGAAATCATTTAATTGTTACGGTTGTAATATTTATTATATCACTAAACCATCGACATCGCAAGTTTTAATTCTCTTGCGTGATTGAGTTCATCCTCTGCTATCTCTGCAATCTTTTTATCCTCTGGATGATATGCAGAGTATTTGACATAAGTTTCGTATGCGTGTTTCTCAATTTTCATATTGATGTCATACGCATCTATTGGACTAATGAAATAATAAGCAACCATAATCCAATAGTAAAGAAGAACCAAGTGTTTAGCGAAGAATCTGTCGATCCAAAACTCATTGCCTCCACGAGTTTCCATCTCTTCCAAATGTTCTGTTTCATTTAATGCCTGATAGAAATGTTCCTTCATCAAGTATATATGATCCTCACCTCGAAGTCCAAGGGATTCTCGAAAATGTAACACACTGATAAATGAGAAGTAAGGTGCTCTTGCGATGACTTCTAATACCCAGAATCTTTGAAAGTCTCTACCTCTGTAAAGAAAGTCAATGATGTAAATTGTGGTATTTAATACCCATGTGTTGAATTGTTTCATTTAGTCTCGTTGCCTCCAGTCGTCTGAACGATTATTTTTAAACCAGTCTGCTATATCGTCTGCTCCGTAAAATCCATTCTTACTTGATTTTGGATCTCCAATATCCAAATATTTTAAACAAGAACCATCCTCATCTGTTGCGAGTCTTCTTGCTTGACTCATCATACCTCTTGCACTCGTATTAGCCTTTGCAAGTTTATTTGCCCATATCATATCTTCTAGGGTCACTTCAGTTCCAGAAGCAATGTCTTTACAGATTGATTCCAATCTCAGACGATATTTTGTAGATAACATAAACTAATATATGTAATAAGTATATACTATATATTGATTAAAAAGATGGTTCTAAATCAGATATGTGGTCTCCAAAACAAACGGAGTATGTCAAATCTTCTCTCCAGTAGGATCTGTATATCTTATCCCAGATTAAATTAAACTCCTCTTCATTTAAATTTTTAAAGAGGCATTTGTCTTCAATATAAATGTGATAGGATGCTGTTTTTGTCATGGTAGTTCTATTTGTCTGCATACCAAATACTCTCTGGCAGTTTTACATGAGAATGCTTTATCTCTACTTATCTTTCCTAATAAAAAAGTAATTGAAATCAATTGAATCACTATCACGAGTGGTATTCCTACCTTTAATAATGTTTTTGCTTTAGTGGTCATAATGTAATCATTGTCATTGCTTGTTGTAATTCTCTAGCGTGTTCAAGTTCATCTTCTGCTATCTCTGCGATTCTCTTATCCTCTGGATGATATGAAAGATACTTGATGTAAGTTTCATATGCATGCTTTTCAATCTTCATGTTGATATCATAAGCGTTAATAGGATCAACAAGATAGTAGCCAACCATGACCCAAAAATAAAATAAAACAAGATGCTTGGCAAAGAACCTATCGATCCAATGAGTGTCCCCTCCTCTTCTTTCCATCTCTTCCAAATGTTCCGTTTCATTTAATGCCTGATAGAAATGTTCCTTCATCAAGTATATATGATCTTCACCTCGAAGTCCAAGGGATTCTCGAAAATGTAACACACTGATAAATGAGAAGTAAGGTGCTCTTGCGATAACTTCTAATACCCAGAATCTTTGAAAGTCTCTACCTCTGTAAAGAAAATCAATGATATAAATTGTGGTATTTAATACCCATGTGTTGAATTGTTTCATTTAGTCTCGTTGCCTCCAGTCGTCTGAACGATTATTTTTAAACCAGTCTGCTATATCGTCTGCTCCGTAAAATCCATTCTTACTTGAATTTGGATCTCCTATGTCCAAATATTTTAAGCAAGAACCATCTTCATCTGTTGCTAATCTTCTTGCTGAACTTAACATACCTCTTGCTGATGTGTTTGCTTTAGCCAATTTTTGGGCCCAAATCATATCACTCATAGTGACTTCTGCTCCAGAAGCAATGTCTTTGCAAATTGCTTCTAATCTTAGACGGTATTTTGTAGATAACATAAACTAATATATGTAATTAGTATTATCTATACGTACGCTAGATGTGGTAGAACTGTAAGTGTTAGAATAATAACACCAAATATAATTGATGCAGATTTTAGTGGTAAATCTTTCATTTAATCCTCCTTGATGCAGTACTCACAAGAAAGAGGACTTGCCTTCATATCAGGCAGATCCTCTCTTGCTTGTTTTATTGCGTTGTATGCGTCATCTGCGTACTCGCAGATTTCGTAATGATTGTTTTGTAGGTCGTGATAACCAATAACGTAATGGGACATGATAGTTTCAACTCCAGTACACTAATATTTAGTATAACATACTAGGTAAAAATACGCATTATTGTGTGGACTCCCACACTATGATTATCTTGTTTTGCTGAAAAACTCTTTAAGTGACGATTGTAATTGTCCTTTGTTTTCAGTATCTGGTTCTTTATATCCTCTCATTCTTTTCCATTCCTGATACATCGCACCGAGCAACCAAGATTGGGATAGACTCTTAGGCCCATTTTCTAGCAACTCTCTTTGCTTTTTATTCAAATGTTTATATCCTTTATAATCCTCTTTCCAGTTAGAATCATCCATAGGTTGTTTTGTCATTGTGTTTTGCATTCTAACACTAATTTA